GGAGTGTTTAGCTCCCAGCTCACCGAGCGGGGAGTAAAAAGATGCCTACCCCTACGCTAAGTAGGAGTAGGCACAGGAGTAAGTTGCGGGGTCGGGCACGGGACATGCTGTGATAAATGTCCCCCCCGCCAGCGCCAACGGTGAACCAGCTGGACAAGTCCAGCCGGTCAGCGTCAGCTAATGGAGTGAGTTTGCGTTTTGTCTTCACCGCCCAGTTGAAGAGATAGATGCCGCAGATGGCGGCCCTACCTCCCTGGGCGATGAGCTTAGCGCGTACAGCTCGAGCCCGATGTCTCCAAGCTCTCAAAGGGGGTACCCCAAGCTTCCTGAGGCAACTAGCCACCCTATTGATCTCGCTCGGAGAGTATGAATGGAGTGAAAACGCGCTAAGTCCATGGAGTCTTTGAATGATAGCTGGAAGATCCAGCGGAGTAACAGAATAAACTGACCCATACATTTCAAATGCTAGGGTTTTTTCCAGCTGTTCCTGGCTCTGTAGAACGCTGAAAAAGTGCGTCATCAGCACTATCCGAGCCCACAAGGTCGGCGCGTACATGATGATGTTCCCTAGCCAGGAATTAACCGGGGAGTGTTTGGCAGTTTCCCACGCAGCCTTCGCAAGTGGTACCTGCGGGTCACGCGTGAGATAGTAAATTCTGTTGCCTGAAGCATCGCGGGCGACGGACACGTTCGAGGAGCAAGATGTTACGAGCTCCAGGTCATAAGCTGGAACCGGGGGATCACCCGGGGGAGCGGAGTACCTGGTCATAGCCTCAGTGAAGGCTCTCAGGCTCGCTTCATCTTCGTGTGTCCCCTGGCTCTCGCAGATGGCCACAAGGTCGTCACCACATACCAGGAGCGTGCAGTCCCGGAGCTTTGCAGCTCTACAGGAGGCTAAAGCCTTAATGTAGCACGTCATGGTGTTGCCCATACTAGTGGTGAAGACGCCGCTGGCGCGGCATCTACGATAACCACATTGCTGGCCCTTGCTGTTATACATTGGGCCTCCACAGTACAGGCGTTGGGTGAGTGACCGTATTGCCACGCGCGCCTCAGGCTGCAAGTCACATGATTGGTAAATGGACTCTTCAGTCATTATGTCATGTTCGGTAATGGTCGAGTCAAAGCAGCGGGTGTCATAGGAGAAAGCCATGGGGATCTTCTTAGATTTCCACGCCTTCAGTAAGAAGTCAACCCGCTGCGCTGGGGAGTACTGAAACCCATACGAGGGCCCCATAAGGGCTGTCGGCAGTTTTTGAGCTACGTCGTACAAAGCCCGCTTCTCGCAGACGCGGACTCCAAGGTCGGGGTAGACTATCAGCCGTGCAGGCTTCTTCCCCCCCTTAGACGGCTCCACTGCGAACACTTCGTTTTTTGCCATGATGGTTGTCGGCAATGGGGTATCAGAGTCATCCAATAAGTCTTGCCACACACCCTCTATGTGCTTAAGGGCTTTCTTGTCGAGAGAGCGAACTTCCTTCGCGCCGTATCCGTACTTGGAACGGGCGGAGTGGGGTGGTGTTAACCCACAGGCTTCCTCTAGGGGCAGTAGTCTGGCCTTAACCTTGGAGGCTAATCGCTTCATCTCGTCCACAACCTCTCTGTAGTGGTCGTCGAGGACTTGTAGCCTGTCAAAAGTGACCTTTTTCTGCCTCAGACCCGCACTCCGAGAGGAGGTGGAGTACACAAGATTGTGGTGGCGTAATAAGGTGTTGCTTAAGGGATTGATGGGTAATTTTTCCTCTTCAGCAGAGCAAGGGGTGATGAGCGCCCCAGTCCAGGTGTATGACATGGAGCAACACACCACGTTGTCCTCACCGCTGACGGTTGACCATGACCCTGACGAAAGGTCAGGGTCCCCAGGTTCGCCCTCTAGCGGAGGCATGGAAGAATATGAAGCCGCGTCCGAGTTGTCATCACGCTTCTCCTCAGGCCCCGAATCGTGTTGGCTGCTAGTACCCAACGCAGAATCCTGGCCTTCAATGGATGGTGTGTCGACCTTGAACCTGGCGTCCGCCAAGTCGGCCATGACTTGGGACACGGTAGAATCAGATAGTTCCATTGGCTTCCTTTTCCTCCGCGGAAGCGGGACAGGCGGGGGGCCCGCAGGTGGTATCGGGCAGCCCCACACCTGAGGGGGGTCATAATCCGGTCGCTTCCAAGTCTCCAAGAGGGGCGGGTCATACCCCGGCCTTGCCCACACTGGCAGAGCGGGGGGAAACGCCGGTCCCTTCTTAAAGCAGTCGGCGGACACGGAGATCTCTCTGTCATCTTCTTCCTCTTTGAGCGGCTTGAAGCAGTCAAGGATCTCGACCTTGTTCTCAGCCTCTACTCGCGTGATATTGCCTCCCATGCACTGTCTCCATAGCAGATTAGCCTTTATGAGGTCTGCATCTGGGTGGTGGCCTTGTATAGTGCAGGTGGCCTTGAGAGAGGGGGCTGAGAGCTGACTGGCCGAGGAGTTTGCCAGAGAGGGTGGAGACCCTCGATTTAGCCTGCGCTTGGCCGTTTCCGCCGTGATGTGGGCGGGATCTGACAGCATTGATGTTAAGACGGTCACATCAGGTTCTGGCTCACAGGGTAGTTGGGACCCTACCACGTAGGAGTGCAACCCCACGGAGAAAGTAACCTCCTCCCTTAGGAGGGGGTTACAGGGTGGCGCGAAGCGGTGAATCCTCACGCCATCCAGCTCCGTGAAGAACTCTGGAGATGGTACCTGGCAGGGACACTTCAGATTGTCTTGTGTCACCCCCGTTATGTAGTGGTAGTCCCCTACACGGCGCACCTCCGCGTAGTCCGCGGCGCCCACCCTCCACAAGGCGAACTTGTAGTTGGGGGCCGGGGCAGGTACGCTGGGCCCTGTTGTTGTGGCGTTGATTGGGAAGGTGCCTTGCCAGGTGTTACTGCACAGCTTCGGGCCGACGATTCTCATGGTTCCGTTCTTCACGTGACCAGATATCGTCGCTCCGCAAGGACACTTGGTGGAGTTCACTCCATCCCCGCGCCATACACCCTTGTACCCCTTCTGGCATGAGAAGAAGGGCACTCCGGGGAGTTGCGGGAGGAGTTTTGCCTGCAGCCAGGCTTTGAAGTCTGTCAGTGCCGTGCAGACCCAGTCCCAAATGGCCCTAAGCCATGTACCATCACAGGGCGTGGAATAGTCTTCACCGATCCACGTGTGGAGCCTCTTCAGAAGAGATGTTACTGTGAGGGAGCTGAGCAGTTGCGTGACCTTAGCCGACGCGTCCGTCTCGGGCACGTAGTGTGTCGGAGACCCATGATTGCCCCGGGAAGCGAACGCAATCAGCCTATTCATCCACTGTACAGCCCCCTCGCCTGGGCCAATGTGGCGCCGCAGAACGGCGGCGCATATGACACCAACCACTAGGGCTCCAGGGCAGAGTATTGAAGGCAGGAGGTTTACCAGTTCTTCGGCTGTCGGCCTTTCCCCACACATGATCTTGAAGGCGACGAGCGCCCCAGCCACCCCTGTTCCATACCCAGCTAGGATGTCAATAAGGACCCTACCCAGCCCGATGTTACCGACTGCGGCCCCGGCCATTCCACTAACGACGAACGCGGTGGCGGCCGTGGGTGGCGCGATCTGTGAGGCCACCCACCCTCCTAGAATATTAAAAAGGAGGGTCTGATGTGTTGTAAGAGGGGAGGTCACCGCGGCGGTGAAAGACATCAACGTGGCCACGGCGGGATTACCCGGCAAGGTCGAAAGGCCAGCAAGGTATTGGATCCCACTGACAAAGTTCCACATATGCTTTGCCCAGAACTGCTCGGCCTTGCTCCACATGGACGTAGCTGCCGGTTTCAGAGTTTCAGCTTTCTGGCCAGCCGTGCCAATGAGGCCAAGCACTTTCTCCTTAAATTGCCCGGCGATGGCACGTGCCTCGTCCACATAGGGCAAGGAGGCTGAGCACTCCTCCATCTCATCAAATTGCTGGTATAGTACCTCCCTGTCAGGGGTGATCGCAGGTCTCCCAGATAGGATGATTCTACCGACTATGGCCACCGAGCCCACCGTCAAGCAGTAGGCCGCTAAGGCCGCCACAACACCCCCTACCAAGACCCAAGTGCTGGTAATGACCTCCAAGTCTGCGGACATGCAAGCCATGATGTACTTGGTGATGGGGTGTGTCAGTGTGATCTCATTCTGAACGGCCCCCAGCCTGTACAGGAGGGGAGTGGGGCCAGTTAAAGTCGGTTTGAGACAGATCATGCACTTCCACATTGTATCCCAGCTGGGGGGGGGCGCCTTCGCACGAACACAGACTGTTGCTTGGTATGCCACAAGGTATGGGAAGTTTTCCCCACCCTGCTTTGCCTGTGACAGCATGTGGGCGTCGATGTTAGTAAGCCCTGTGAACACCCCTTCCCAGAATTCCAGATGTTCTTGACAGACAGGGAGCCCGGGGGTGTTCAGGTAAGCACGCAACCTCACGGTAGTCTCAGCAGGAGTCAGATCATACCATGCACACCCGGCATCGTAGCACTCACAGAGCACCACAGAGTCGAAAATGCCGGACGGTCTCTCCCCAGACGAAACATACCGGTATATGCCGTGCCTACCTCTCCCTGTACGGCCCCTACGCTGGCTTCTGGACACTGCGTCCTGGGGCACTGTAGTAGTCTCAATGGTGAAGGTGGGATCCAGACTGAAGTCCACCGTCTGAGTGACGGCGGAGTTGCAGTCTATGACAGAATCAAAGTCGCCGGTAAAACCCGTCATGAGCGCGTCAGTGCTGCACACGACTACGTCTCCTGTCGCGGGTATGACGGCGACGTCTAGACCTCTATAATATGCCACGGCATTCACGCCCAGACTGGTCAATTGTTTGGCAAGTTCATCACATTTTTTCTTAGAGTGGCAGAAGATGAGATGCCTACCGCCCTTTATAAGAACAAGGGGGATGGCTCTGCCGTAGAAGGGGATTTCCCCCTCCGAAGGCAGGGCCACCTCCTCAATGTTGGGGTGGGGCGTCGTTACACTGCCGGGGGGAATGGCCGTCGCCAAGACAACGAGCCTAGCTCCAGCCGTCTCTGCCTGGTCAAGGACTGTGCCTATCCCAAGGATGGTGGTAGCGTCCTGGGAATGGCACTCGTCGCATATGATTACGTCATACGCGCCGCCCGAGCACCCCCCGTCGGCGAAGAACTTGCCATAAGTAGAGTATGTTATACCGGCTCCGGTGGTGACAGTCCTAACTCCGGTCCTGATGTTGGGGTCCACGCCGTATGCTCTTGACATGTATGCCCCGAACCCGAACGTTGCTGCGACGGACGGGTTTAGCACCAGCACCTTGTACCCTTGGGCCGCGTAAGCGGCGGGCACCTTTGTGCTCTTCCCGCTTCCGGTGGGTGCATGGAGGTGCCCCACTTGGAACTCATGAGGGACTGCAGGGGGCGTACTGTTGTCAGTGAACACAGGTGAGCGCATCGTGGTCTCCAGGTTTTCGACCGGGACGAACTCGAGCGCCTTCGCAACACCCCGCGTGCACACGGCGGCCCTGAAAACACCTACCACATGCCCGGAAGGGCACATGATCGGGCCACCCGAGGAACCCTTGAGGTAACTGATGGGTCTCGGGCTGAGCAAGGAGGCGCGAGTGTCGCCCCGTCTACGGGCGGGAATGACGTCTGCATGCCTGGTAACCAGGTACAGATCCGCCGACCCGCAAGTACACCGGGTGAGCGAACCCTTTCCAGGGGGGGAAGGCCACCCCACCAGGTCTTTGTCTACATTGGTGTACATCTGCACTACCGGGCCTTTGGGGCCAGCAAGGGTCTTAGAACCGGCCCCATGGAAGAGTGTCCACATCACTCCATTGATACAAATGCCAAGAAACGTTTGTGTTGCCGTGGATAAGAACTGCACCTCACCCTCGGCTTCATTTTTGTCCCGGCCGGTCAGGCTGAGAACTATGGCGCCCAGTACCCCTCGCGTCTGCTGCGCATACGCGGTGATAGGGGCGAGGAGTCGCCAACCCGACGTCTTGATGTCGTCGGCCGGCCCCAGGAAAATTTCGCGGCCCCGTCTAGCTGATACCGGAAGAACAGCAAGTATGTTCCCACACGCGGCCGTGTCAGCCCCCCACGTGATGACCTTCGTCTCCATCGCGGAGAATACGATGGGTTCTGTGGCCACCGTTAATTCGCGGAGCCCAGACGCTGCCCAATCCTTCATGGGGGCAAGATGGTCATAAATGTAGGTTCCGGTCAGCCTACCAAGGTGGAGCAAGGCCGCCTGCACGTACTTGCCATAAACCAGGTGCTTTGCTAGTAGGCACAGCCTCAGCAGGGCGCGCGCCCTGAGGAAGTAGGGGACCTTGGTGAGTGAATGTTGCAGCAGGTACAAGGGGCCCAGTATCCCGAAGAGGATTTTTGTGATCTCAAACCCCAAGGCAGGGTGGAAGAGGCATGTGAGCATGATGACAGCGTCACGACCACCCTTAACCTGCAACGGGGGCACCCACACGTGGATGATGGCCTCCACTCGGGCTATGAAATACTGAAGCCACCACATGACCAGCACTACCTTCTTTTTGTACCCAGGGGTAAGTGTAAAGATTGTAAGAACAATTAGCACAAGACAACCCACAGTCCCGCCATCGCTTGAGTCCAGGGCCAGGGCCCTGTGGGGCCGGAGGAGACGGACTAAGAGTAGTGGCCAAACGCCCAAGCAAAGGTAGGTGGCCCCAGGGACCAACCTGCCCTTGACATGCCAAGCCAAGCACACAACGAGCAGGCCCCAGAAGAACCCATGATTCCCTGCGGCCGCAGCCGCGTTTAGGACAATGACGTTCTTGCAGGTTGCTTCTGCCTGACAGATTAGGAGCAAGATCAACAGGCAAGTGCAGATACGGGCATCAGCAAGTAGTAAAAAGACCAGCATTATGTATTCCCACTTAACGGCCCACGAGACGATGCTGGAGCTCAGGCCGTAGAGGTATTGGGTGTCTACTATATTCTGATGTAGGTGTATAAGACCAGTGCTAAGAGCGGGCGTAGGTGTGAAGGAGCACGGCAATATGGCCCACTGTGTGGTGGTGTGCAGGAGCGGGCTCAACTCGGCCCTATCTCTGTCTTCAAGGTCACACCGCTCACCATAGGTCCAATTGCATGCCGCTTCAAGCCTGTGCTCTAGGCCTCCGATGAACATGCGCACCTTAAAGATGGTGTAATTTACGGTGCACGGGTAATGCCACAACCGGTAAGGGTAGTGCACCAAACACCGGGGGGTGAGCCAGGGTCCTGACCCACATCTGGTGTAGGTGGCGTCTGGGTGCTTGCGGAAGCAATCAGTAGGACACTTAAGGCTGTTGTTGCCTGTTGGCCCTAAGTTGCAGGGCGGAGCTCCGCAATTCTTCACAAACCCCGTGGAGTTCATCCAGGTGCAGCCGAACCAGTTGCCAGCGGGGGGCCTAATGTTATTCAAGAGAAGGATGTCAGTCTCGTTGCTGCCCCAGTTATAAGTGGGACACCCTCTGCGGTCAGTAGTGCCAACGACCACTGGGCTAGGTGTGAAACAGTAGACTGGACCGCAGACATCCCGGGCTGGCACCACCCCGCACGGTCGTGGGGGATAGTGCCAGCAATACGGCTTGTCATCACTGGGGCCCGATATGGTGGCATAGCTGATAGTTCCCCAGCCTTGGTCGAATGCGGCAAGGGGCCTACAGCTAGACATCCGTTCTGGACACCCAGAAGAGTTGAATTTATGGGCATACATGAGGCCGGCTATAAACCCGGTCTGGAGGCTGTCATTACAGTTAAGGGCAGTACTATTGATATGCCAGCTCCCGTTGGTATTTACGAACTGCAACTGCCGCTGCGGCCCGGGGTTAAAGAAACTGGTAAGGGACTTCAGACCTTGACCAACAGTACCGCCCACAGTATGGGTGCGGCCATCAACTCCTGCAAACAGAAACAAGACCAGTATAACCTTGGCCCAGTTAGCCGTTGACGCAAAGTATGCGGCGGCGAGCAGGACCCCCCAGTGGCCCCCGGCAATGATGTCAATGACCACCTGGGGAATCCGCAACAACTGGGCCATCAGCAGGGCCGTCGTAGGGGACCATTTCATCATCATGTCCCATGCCATCCGGTGGCCGGTAATATGGCCACTGTAAATGGAACAGTTGCAGTCCTGCACCGTAGTATGCTGGCGAGGCTTATAGGTGAACATTTGGCCTACCAAGGATAATGCCCCACACGCGTCTCCGACGTATAACGCGGAGCAGAAGGCAGCCCCTCCTGCTAAGTAGTCAACGGCTCTCCGAAGAAGGGCCGTGACTGCTCCGAAGCTCGGGGCTGACAGCGTGGGGGTGATTTGGACCCAGCACCTACTGACATTATCTTCCAGGACACAGGGCACACAACCAGGTGCGTGTAAGATCAGGTTGTCGGCCTCGTAGACTATGGAAGAGTTGGGGCAATCATTAGTGACATGATAAACCCCAGAAGCATTACGGTAAGGAACTGCGGAAGCGGGGACGGTCAGGCACCAAAGAAGTGCAAGGACAAAGATAGAGAAAGGGCAACCGGGTAGATTCCCTGTTGCATAGTTTATCCCGTCTTCAAGAACCTTCACACCGTGTGCGAGAGCCCTTGAGACGCCCCCAACGGGGCCGCCTACGAGCGGGATGTACCCCATGAGGTGGGGGAATCCGCACGTTAGGGTATGGATGACCCTACCCAAATTGGGGGATTTCCGCCGGGGGTCATTGGGGCCCCAATTAGGCCGAGAGCTTCGGGGGGAGAGCAACCACCCTGCCCACCCGAGGCCTTCATTGGCGTAAAGGGGCCAAGGGTACCCGGGTTGACCCCAGGACCGGCCCGTGGGTCGGCGCGCCTTGGGAATAGGCTGGCGCCGTCCACGGGGTTGCGACCGTTCCGAATTCTTCCGAGTCGCGCGCACACCCAATTTAGGGCCCCTGCGCGGCAACAAGTAAACTCCACCAACGATCTGACCACCGCCCGGGAACTTGACGTCCTGTGGGCGGCGGTTGGTGTTTCTTTTGGTTTTTCTTTGAGGTTTAGGATTCGTGCTCATGGTGCACGGTCTACGAGACCTCCCGGGGCACTCGCAAGCACCCTATCAGGCAGTACCACAAGGCCTTTCGCGACCCAACACTACTCGGCTAGCAGTCTCGCGGGGGCACGCCCAAATCTCCGGGCATTGAGCGGGTTTATCCAAGAAAGGACCCGGTCATCCCGGCAATTCCGGTGTACTCACCGGTTCCGCAGACCACTATGGCTCTCCCGGGAGGGGGGGTCCTGGAGGCTGTTCGACACTCATACTAACGCCATGGCTAGACGCTTTCTGCGTGAA